CAAAATCGAAAGTTTTATTCCTTATATTCACTTTAAATAATACTTTACATTCTTTATCATATAAAATCTTCGACATCAATTCATGTGCATTCTCTTTAGTCATTCTATATTTTCTTTTGCCTTTAAAGACGTGTATGCTCTTTAGATTACCTCCTCTAGAGTTCACTTTTTCAGAAACATTTCTTTCCATAAGGTAATACATATTTCTAGCATTCAACATACTAGAAGTAATAAACTTAATCATTGTCTGAGGTGGAGCAATCAAGCTCCACAATTCTTTATCAAATACTTCTGCTCGAATATTAGCTGCTATGGTATTCCTACTATATCCAAATTTCAAAAGTTATAAATGCCCCTCTTATTTATGGTCCTCTATTATCTCTAAAGTCAAATATACAACATAAATTATAGCTACTACTATAGTCGGTATTAAAGCACTTCCAGTTAACATCCCAATTACGTAAAACAATATTACTATGAGACTAACACTGCCGAAATCTAGATCTCCCCATCCACTATCAGTAAGGAGAAAAACGAAATAAATAATTATTGCTGGTAAAAAAACCATCTATCCTAACCCTCTTATAAATTTTATTGCCTTTACTTCACTTAATATTTTATAGTAAAGACTTTGTTGAGCTAAATCTAGATTGTGTTCTTCAATAGATAAAAGTATACTTTCAGTTTCTTTAACTAATTTAGCTATAAACTTAATAGGATATTTATCAATATCTTCTCTCAAATGCATTATATTATGTAGTCTGTCAGCTAGTTTTATTGATCTAGCTCTGCTTGACATATTATCTATTTTGTCTATTAAATATTGGGTTTTCCCTTTTTCTTTTAAGATGTTTTTATTATTTGTTAGTTCTACCACTAAGTCAGCTACTTCTTGGCCAAACTCGTTATGTAGCTGTTTGCAACTAGTCTCTGTATCTTCTAAGACATCATGTAGTAAAGCTGCAGCTACCATTATTTCGTCATTAAATAATCTTTCTATTATTCTAGCCACAGCTTTAGGGTGTGTAAAATACTCTAATTTAGTATAATACCTTACTTGGCCTTTATGTTTATCTTTAGAGTAATTATATGCTTTGTTTACTATCTCTTTTAACATTGCCGACCATTTTTGCCATAAATCGCTTTTACTGTAGGGAATCGTAGACTGATTGTATTTTGTTTGTTGGTTGTTTCTTCAAAGTATACTACAGTCACTTCAGAACCTATCAGTTCTTCAGGGTGTTTATAATAATATCTTCTTTGATCCATTGAAAATCCTGAACCAACCGATACTTTATAACCCTTGTGTTCTATTTCGATTGCTGAAAGCATTTCCTCTTCTTTTTCTTTACCATTGTCAATAAATCTTATTGGCCCCATAACGACATCTTTTACAATATATTCTGCATCGTGGAACTTTTTTACTTTCAGCATATTATTAGTGCGTTTACCTTCATAAGGTACATCATGCCTGATAATCAAACCTTCCCATCCAGAATCAACAGCTTCTTTCGTCATTTTGATTAAGTGTTCTTTTGATTCTATAGGGATCTGTTCTACTGGGTCCAAAATGTTCCCATCAAATATTCCCTGTGATTTCATAGCATCTATAGCTTTTAATCTGCTAGAAAATTTGGTATTAAGCTTAGGATCTGCTGTGCCTTCAAAAACTTCTTGAAGCATCATGTCAAATATTTTATATTTAGGGTTGGGAACTGTGAAGTCTTTGCGACGAATTAACTTTATCATTGAAGTGAAGTCTTCGTTGCCATTTTTATCAACTATGCACATTTCCCCATCAAGTACTAGACCACCTTGAATCTTTTGAGTAAGTTGTTTCTTAATTGCTTCTTTTACTTTATCTAGAGTAGTAAATTCTTTTCCTTTCCGAGAATAGAATTTTATATCTCTATTTGAATCGATAATAGTTATGACTCTTACTCCATCAAGCTTACGAGAAGCTAGCCAATTTTGCTTTTTGAAATCAATTTTATTCTCATAGTCTTCATATTTTTGAGCCAATGCTACATCAAAGCTTGGTACAGTACCAGGCCATACTTTATTGATCAATTTAGCATCTGTTCTCGTTTTTAAGTTGCGATCAATTACTCTTAATATCTCATCTGCATATGCTGGGTTGTCTTTGATAAAACCATTAACAGTAGCTATAGCTTCATGTCCAGTTATTTTTCGAGCATCTAAGTCATCTAGTAACTGATAAAAATCGTGATATCTTTTTACTGGTTGATCTAAATGTGCCATCTTTTTGAGATTAGTTGAAGTCACATAATATTGTTTGAATGGGTCGTATGTATAACGTAAAATCTTTTTACATTCAGGGTGGTTTTTTAATATCTTCTTTTTTTCGTTTGAAGAATTAGTCCTATTTAATTCTCTTATTAATCTTTTAATGTATTTTAAGTCTTCCATGAGTTAATTATAACTCTCCGTCGAATGTTTCTATATAAGATAAATATATGCGCATAGTTTATAGTAACTTTACGAAAGATAAAATATAATATGGAAGTAATCAAATTAAAATTTTATATAAGTAGCAATTAAGGGCATCGTTTGATGCCCTTTTTTTTGCGCTTTCAAAAAAGGAGGTATAAAAAATGATAACAGAAGCGCAAGTTTTCTTGACAAGGAATTGCAATATGAATTGTGGCTATTGCAAATTGACACAAAGACGATTAAATGAATTTACTTTAGAAGATTGGAAGAATGCTTTTAAAATAATGCATTATCGTGGTATAAAAACAGTAAAAATAATGGGTGGCGAGCCTACTGTTAAAAGTTGGTTACCAGATTTAATTAAATATATCAATAAAGAAACTGATATTAAAACAGCTTTACTTTCTAATTCTTCATTTAACGAGGAGTATGCCAAAAAGTTAGTAGATGCTGGCTTGTATGGTTATTTCGCTAGTATAGATTGTCTTAGACACATAAGACACGAAAAAGACCCTGTCAAAAAGTCAAATCGAGGATATTACATTTTAGACATATTCAAAAATTTAGACTTACCTCTTAGAGGAGCCAATGTGGTAATTAATAAATTTAACATTGATGATGTGCCACAAATAGCAGCAGATTTATCTAATGATGGAGTATATGTCAATTTATGTACAGTTCAGACAACTTCACAGAATGAGAAAGAATTTTCTAAAGTACGCAATAACAGCAAATACGTTTTTTCTAAGAATGATAGATTTAAATTAACAAACTTATCAGATTCTTTATTAGAAATGAAAGAAAAAGACTACAAGTTAACTGTCCCATATGAATATATAAGAGACATTCCATTATATGGTATACATTCCAATTGGAATTGTGACGACTTATACCAGCTTAGGGTGGATGCTGATGGTGGTTTAATGTTATGTAATGAGTATAGGACAAACTTAGCAGACGACTATAATGTACTCCAGATGACAAAAGAAGAATATGAAGAATTTAAGAAGATGTGGCATACTACTAGAAAACGTGTTAATTGCGATGGATGCTATTGGAGTGCAATAGTACAAGCTAAAGTTAATCGTGAAAATCAACAATTAGAATTCCAATATGCTAGCTAATATTATTGTTTATGTTTAATTATAAGCGGGAAATTTGCGAACTCTGAGCAGTGGTATTTCTCGCCCGGAGCAGTAATATTGCAGACCCTAACTTTTGTACCGTTTAACCCTAGCATCTAAAAAATCTGTTCCAGATAGTTTAACAAAAGCTGCTTTTGCTTGGCCAGGAGTCATTTTACCATCGAAATACATAACTGCTGGATCATCACCATCTGAAACTTCCCAACACCCTTCGACAGGCGTGTCTAATTGGTCAACATGTTTGACTGCGGCATTAATTATATTTAAGAGTGGTGTCTGCGTTTTTTGTTCTTCTTTGAAATAAGTTCTATAAACTCCGTTGAAATCAAAGTTGATATTTTCTTCAACGGATATCTCTCTCATAAATCCTGTCACTCTTTCTTGTGTCGCCCAAAACCCCATTTCTCTCAATTTATTTTTGACGTCTAACGAAGTAGTTTCTTCGTTCTCTTCTAGTAAGTCAAAGAATACTTGTTTTACATCTTCTTTCTCGACTACTGGTTTAATACTATTCATTTTTATCTCCTTCTATAATATCTTCAGAATAATAGAATGCAAAGCACCTATTATCACCATAGCTCCTGACTATAGGATATATATCGTATTCTTCTTTTACTAAAGAAAACATCCCTGTAAATTCGGCAACTAAATCAAAATGGCCACCATACCAGTCTGTTAATTCTTTGTTAATACCTTCCCATCCTATAGCTTGACCTATCTCTTCAGACCAACCATAAGTTCTATCTAATATTTCAATGATTTTTTCTTTGTGACTGGGCTTAGATGCTACTGCTACTATAACATAACCATGCGCTGTGTCACCAAAACCATAACCCTTAGGATGATCTGATCTAGAAAAAATCAATAATGATCTTTCTTGCAATTTATTTTTTATTGCTTCTCTCATTTTAGCAGCTCATATACTTCAGTCCAACTATTAACTCTTTGGCTTGCTTCAGCTTCTCGGTTATATGGCCAATCCATACAAATACTAATAGAATGCCATTTATCAATATATAATGGCTTATCATCGATAATAATTTCCGCGTTAATAAGCCATTTATCGGTCATGAATATGTATTTCTTTTCATCTATAAAAGGAAAATATTTTTGAAGCCAATTTATTTTCTCGTTGACACATTTATTATTTCCCCAATAGGGCATAGTAGCGATATATACTTCGTGTTTAGAAGATAAACTACTTAACACTTCTATGGCATTATCAATAACAGTTAAATTTTCGAAGAATTTAGGGCGCATAAATATTTCGTGAATTTTCTTTTCAGCTTCTTCTCTGTCGTCATACCAATCACGCATGTTCCATGTTTTATATACTTTTTCTGCATTAGGTTTAAACCCTAATTTTTCCATTTCTTCAACCATGTCATATGGTAGTAAATTCAAAGTACCATCGACATCTACTAACAATTTCATATTTACACCTCATTCTTATTAACCCTCTTCTATAAATCAAATACTAACTTAATTAATAAGTATGCAATATTTAAGAAATTTCTCTTCTTCTTCGCTAGTAATAAAATCTTTTTCTTTGGCTATTAAAAACCAAGCTTGAAGTCGTAGCACTTCTCTCAACCAAGAAAAATTTTCTTTTTCACATGGCGTGTTGCAAGCACCGAAATAACCCATTCCAAGCAAAACGAATGATTCACAAATTCCAAATACTCTTTCATCTACTTCTCGCCGAGGACTGTCTAATTCTTCAATAGTTTTACCTCTATAATCGATTTGTTCTTTTAAGTCCCTCGTATATAGAAAGAGTATATGAGCGATTATTTTATTAAAATCTTCGTTGTAATATTTAGGAGTATTTCTTATTATTTTTTTGTTACAGTTGTCTAACATGCAATCCGGCTTTATGCCTAAAAAGAATTCTTTGTACGAATAAATTAGTGAATGTATATTTGTATGCCTACAAAAGAATTTTAATTTTGGCCAGTTTTCTTCAGAAACTATTTCGTTCGGTTCTTCGTTAAGCCATTCTCGTAATTGTTCTACAGTATACCAGCCAAAATTTACTAGCTTCTGGTTGCTTGGATTTAACCAATACATCAATGACCTTTTTTCTGTAAAATGAGGCCTTAGAGCAATGTAATTCCATGGAGAATCAAATGAATGTGGGTGTTCTTGATGCCATTGATTCTGTTTTTCCTCCAGCTCTTTTTTTATTCCAGTAGCATCATCAACTTTCATTAATTCTATAGATTCTACATCTACTCGTAGTAACTCGTCTTTAATTTCTTGAGGAACTCCCGTTTCTCTAAGCAAAGTTAATGAATTATTAGAAAAAGGATTAGTAGATCCAAAAGTCCCTATCAACAAATTTGACCTTTCCATTTCTGTCTTAAAATGATCGACTATAATTTTATCTTTTACGACAAAACACAAGTCACTGTCTGACCAAGCAGTAGCGACACCCTCTTTTTCAATCATAGATTCTAACTGTGAGCTCATACTTTTTTTGACAAAATTACTAATTCTATTACCCTCTATAAGACCATATATTTGAGCAATTAAGAAATAATAATATTTCTCTTTATTGTAAGAAAACTCTCCTGTATACAAATGCTCTGTGCTCTTGATCCTTCGAGCTTCTATACCGAGTGATTTCTTGTTTATTTTTTTCTTTTGTTTCTCGAAATTGATTTCTTTAGTATTCAGTAGATCTTTCAGAGTTCTGATCCCACCCTCGTGCTCAGCTGTGAAGTCATATCCTAACGAAATCCCCACTACTTCATTCTCTTCTATGATTAGCCCATAATTATTAGTAGCCGCTCTCATATTATACTCCTATATCTATATTATTACCCAAATGAGATGGTAAATCTCTAGCGTCTATGTGGTAATAGTCAATTACTTTGATTCCTCGCTTCGACTTTTCTGTTTTCTTTACTTCTTGTATATAAGCATTTAATGCCATGTAAGAAGGCATCGTTATACGGTGTATTCTTTCAATCATGACCGCAGTCTATATTTCAGATATTTTCTATCAAGCTCTTTAAAGAATTCAGGATCTTTCGTTGTATCTGCTTGAAACATGCTATACAATTTCCTAAGTTTTTGGACGTAGAATGTATCTTCATTCTCGGTTTTAGGATAGTACCAATAAAATATAAGAGTAGCATTGCCAGATATTACTGCAGATCTAAGGAGCTTTAAATAAATATATCCTTTGTAATTTTTGTAATCCATGAAGTGCCATTTGTCTTGTATGGAAATTTCTAAATTTTCAAATATTGATCTCATAATTGTGTAAATCCTTTAATCGGCTCCCACTTATAGTCCAGCTTATCATTAAGGTAATATATCACAGACTCAGAGAAGCTGTCTTTCGTATACAAAGGGTCTATTTTCTTAATAAGTTTATATAAGGCATATGCTTTTTTATTCTGTCCCACGCTAAAGCTAGAAGCTTCATACCAATATCCAGATTCAAATGCTATTATAGTAACACCGCTCTTTTTGACCCAAATTTTACTTACTCTATTTCCCTTATTTATGAGGTTTGTTACTTCTTTTAAACTGTGTCCAGGACTTTCATTCAAGTCTTTCCCTATAATGGGCATGAAATCTTTACCTCGTTCTTTCAAGTTCATTATACTCTTGTAGCGCTTCGCTAAGCACTTTCTCTAATGATTTATTATTAAAACTCAAATCTACGCTAGAATTTTCATTTAATTTATAAGTCATATAGACTGAATATTTTCTGCCGCCCCCGAAAGTATTATAAAATGATATTGAAGTACGTGTGATTGATTTATCTTTGTCTAATAGATATAATACCTCTTCAAGTTTAGTCTCAAACTCAACCTTTGTAACTTTTGTATCTTCTTGTTTGAAATGTGGTGATACTGCTATAAAAATAATTGATAAAGCATAGACAGTTATCATGATAGAAATTTCTATTTTTGTTCTTTTTTTCATATTGCCACCTCAATAAGATATTTTATTGTGCATTGTTTTTGATTGTAGATAATATATTCGTTATTACGAAGATCTACTCCCCCTTCAGCGAATAAAGAATCATAATTGCCCCTCTTCTTAAGTCTCTTTTCAGTCAAATCATACATCCAGTATTCATGTTTTTTAACATGTAACCAGTTACCAGTATGTACTTCATACAGTGCTAAATAACCTTTATTATCTGAGCCAGAAGCCCAATAACTTCCACGTAATGACGAATAACCTAAAGACTTCTGAGCTTTATCGGCAAAGTAAATTCCATCGCCAAACATTTTACCAGTTATAATTGCATTTGTAGGTCTTAATACTAATCCACTGTCTAATATTGACCACCAATTCTCATTTCTAGACCCATGCCAGAACAGCTTAGTAGTTTTATTAGTCTTATTCTTAATGAATTCATTTAATTGCTCTCTACGGCTTAAATTGGTCACTCTGAAAGCATTTTTAAACTGGCCCCAGTTGCGACCCATCAATAATTCTATATTAGCTAAATCATCGTCATTTGCATGATCTATAGATAATCCCATAGCATCTAATAAAGTCTGTTTTTTATCGGCACCTTTTGTCTTTTGATTAGTATTAACTTGACCTCGCATGACATCTAGAGTACTCTGCTCTTCAGAAATTATTCTATTTAAGTTCTCTAGTGTCAATTGATAACCACTACCAAATAAGTGACGTTTTACATTATTCATTTTACGTGGGATTATCGTATATAGTTCTATTAGTAGTTCATTTAATGGTTCTTCGTTTTTTGCTTTCGTTGAACTTAATTGATTAAGGATTGTCTGAGCTTCTTCAACTTGTTTTTCTGTTACTGCTTCGGAAGTGACAGTGTAATTTCTAGAAACAGAAGTATTAGCATATCGCTGTAAATCTTTTACTAGATTAGATATTTTATGGTCTTTAATATCGAAAAAATCTTCTTGCTCTTGACTGTCGACATAAATTTCTGTTACGTCTTTATAGCCTTTCTTAGTTTTTTCGCGTAATTTACGGTCCCATATTTTTATAGGATATGTCGTCTTTTTGCCGGGCTGTCCTACTCTTCCCCATTCTACAGTAAAAGAATCATCACCATTATCGTGCATATTATAGAACTTGTTGTTATTCTCTTGAGTCACCATAATAAGCTTCTTGTCACCTTTAGTCTCCATCGCTTATTACTCCTACTGGCTTATTGGCATAGCAATTTTTACAGTACTCATTGCTGTGCTGACTGTCAATACCCCATTCATGATATTCACCGTTAAAACGAGTAAAGAAATTTTTGTTATCTTCAAGCTTAGCATCGTCGCGGTCTTTTTTACCTTGCTCTATTTGTTGTTTCAATATCTCTTCATCGCTAGCTTCTACATCTTTTCGTACTTTATCAATAATTTCAGCTTTATCATGGCTGGTTCCAACAATAGCACCACATTCAGGCTCGACGACGTGGTATAAACATTTATACGGATTAGTAACAACGATACCAGACTTCTCATAGCCAAGATCAATTACTTCATATTCTTTTACTTTAGTTTTTATTGGTGTTACCGCGTTGCCCAAAGCAAAAGGGTTCTTTAAGAATGTATAAATTTCTATTTCCATTTAATGTAACTCCCATCCGTTGTTGATATCAAATACTTTTTTAAGATGTGTAATATATTCTTTGTCTTCACACATGTTCTTTTTTGGATTATCACTAATTTTAGCTACCGGCTGTCCATTACATTCAACCATCTTAATAACAATTTGTATAGATTCATTATCATACATTTTGTTAGTGAAATTAGTACCTATACCAAAACTAATATTAATTTTGTCTTTATATTTATTATATAGCCGTAAAGCTTCGTGAAAAGTTAATCCATCACTGAATACTATAGTCTTCGTCTTTGGTTCAATTCTCAAGCTCTTGTAGTGGTCTATTACTTTATCAGCGAAGTCGTCTGGACTCCCTGAGTCGTGTCGTAAACCATCATAAAGCTTAGCGAAATATAAATCGAAATCTTTTAAGAAAGCATCTATGCCAATAGTATCAGTAAGAGCAATACCAAGATCTCCTCTATATTCATGTACCCATTTGTCTAGCATGAATTCTTGACTTTCTCTGAGTCTAGGCCCTACAGCTTGTCCAGCTTCAATCCACTCATGAGCCATTGTTCCGATTGGATTTAAACCAGTCTCTTTTGCTAATTTTACATTACTTGTTCCAACTAAATTGGGATGATTACTTAAGACTTTTATCAAATAATCATGCCATGAAAGTGAATATCTTCTTCTAGTGCCAAAATCAGCAAATTTTAAGTTAGTATCTTCTATTATATTCATTTCGTTTTTTAGAGCATTAAAACTTAATTCTAAATCAGAAGGGTGGTACTTAAAATAAACTTCATTTATTATTGCTAATATTGGCACTTCAAATAATATAGTATGTAACCATGGACCCTCTATTTCTAGATGAAATTCGTCATCTTTTATGTACGCATTTACGTATTTGCTTTTTAATTTGAACAGGCTGAGGAAATCTACAAAATCAGATTTAATAAACCTTAGTTTAGATAAATAATCTAATTCGTTTTGTGTAAAAGTAAGGCTTTCTAATTGGCTTATTTCACTTTTTATTTCCTCTAAGTAAGGTGTTAGAGACACGTCTGAACGACAAGCAAATTTATATTTTACATGGACATCAGGGAAATTATGTAACACCCCTTGCATCATGGTGAACTTATATAAATCATTGTCTAACAAAGACCTTATAATCATATTATTCTCCTGTTGAGAATATTATATTACCCTCTCGATTATTCATCATACTTTAGCAGGAATTTAGGATTGATGACTTTAAACGATAATCTTCCTAGTCGTGGGTCTTTGAGTTGCAAGTGTGACCTAATTACTATACCTTCACGAAGTGTGTCTTTATTTAGTGCAGATTTTCCATAAGAATATTCTACGGCTTTATCAATAGTATTTATATCTTCCAAGAACAAGTTTCTTTCTATGCGGGGTACTGGTTTTAATCCAAGTATTAAACAGACATCTTCTATACCAATTGGGTGACAATATTCGTATTCATCAATTATAAATACATCAAACACGTATAATTCATGATCAGTTAGTTTGTATTTGTTCTTTTGTATACTTGGGCCTATAATTTCACCTTGTATAGCAAAATCTCCTATGTCTTTAGCAGCTTCAAACATTTTCTCTTTTAAGTTATATTTATTTGCTATTTTGTTATAGATAATGTTTTCATCTTCTTCAAATTCCCAATTCCGGCCACATACACCAAAATGATCATCTTTAACATAGTAAGTAGCCGAAGTGCCATCTAGTTTTTCTGTGACACAGAATGTTATACCAGGATATTCAGTTAATATTTCTGGCACATTTTGTATCCTTTCTTCATCTGTCTTAGGAATAAAACTTGGAAAAGCACCATGTACTTTCCCAGATAATTGCACTGGTATTTCTTTTTCATATTTCCTTACCCCTAAGTCTTCAGTTACATCTTGACCTTCTTCAAGAGATTTATTGTATATTTCTGGAAAAGTTTTTACAGGTAACGCTAATCCCTGTGAGACTTGTCCTCTTAGTTTAACGGTTTTTATTCTAAACCCATCTAGTCTTTTGTTATAAGATGATTTTCTTAAAAATTCAAATTCTGGTCTTACTGGTAACAGTGAGTCTACTTCAAAATAAATACAAAAGTCGCCAGACTTGAACTCTCCTTTTTTGATTACACATTGCCAACCTTTTATAATAGCTAACTCTAAGTTATCAGCATTCTCGATGGGTTTTATTTCTTTGATTCTTTGAATGCTAGCTAGTTTTCTTTCTTTTTCCATTATTATCTCCTTACAGTTCCCTGAATGCATCGATAAAAGCATCTCCGCCTAGCTTCATGATGCAATCAGTGCAAATGTATTTATTATTAATTACTTGAAATATGAATTTTTTCTTATGACATTCGTGACATTTGATACGTTTTTCAGCTATTACTTCTACTCCCATTGTTAACTCTCTTTAATAAAGGCAGATAGCATAAAATTCTTATAGTCTCTCTATAGTCTTACCTTCATTATTAAGAAGATAAGCATTTTGTAATGCAATAATTCTATTAGAAGATGACTTGTCATCACCTCTATATTTAACAATTTCTATTATTTTACATGAACCTGATTCGTCTGAATCCAAATCCCATACATATGTAGCATCCGCATTCTCCATTACAATATTTGTATCAGGGTAATAAATCTTATTACTCTCAATAGGATGTATCCCATTATCTACGACTTTATCTATTTCATCGTAATAAATCCATTTATTGTTACTTTTAATTTTTAAAATCATATCTGCCTCCTAAAACATTTTTCTTTCTATCTAGCTATCTGCCTATTTGCTATTCTTTCTATTAATTCTTGTGTATCTTCCCAGCTAAGTCCAAAGGGGTCTATGTGTTTAAATGCTCTAGCAACTATACCCCATTCATTTGAATGCATAGTTTCAGCGATTTGTCTTGCGACTCTAATTCCAAATTCTTCTGCATCTACAGCATCTAATTGTTCTTTAATTTTATCAGGATCATATATCATAACTATTCTCCAAATACATTTCTGGTAGAAAATAATGCGGCTTTAGACCATCTATATTGAATATCAAAATCTCATTATGAAATTCGACATTTGGAAATATGTTTAACGGTAAAGAGATGATAGAACTTATATCCGGATACTTGTCTCTCATCTTTCTCCAACGTTTAGAAAATGTCCTTTGGTTTAATCGCATGCCCATCGGTACAAACAATATCAAACGTACATCGTCTCCATATAGTTCAAATATTTTATCAGCAAAGACTTCTGGTAAAAGAGCTTTTCCTAAATTGTGTTCTTTCATCCAAGTGCGATTATCTTCATACGTATTAAAAGGAGGATTACAAAGCACTAACCCCGGCTTGTCTAATATGAGATCATAGTCACTTTCTTCACCAATAGCAGGATATACTTTACCCTTTTCTATATCAAGGAAATTATGCTTAACAAATAAATCAGGTGGTACTTCAAATTGTTGACTTTCTAAATCAATTCCTATAGTTTCTGTTTTGTGTTTAAAAGGTGCTAGTAAATTACCAGAACCACAGCATGGATCTAGTACTATGAAGTCGTCTACATTTACAAATAGGTGATAAGTAAGTAAATATAAGAAATCAGCAACTCCTTTCGGTGTCATGACACTTGAGTCTTTAGGGTTTTGGTAATATTTGTTTCTCTTAGTCGTTAAAGGGTTTGCCATTTTTCTTCACCCTTATATAGTAAATAATTTTGCTCTTTTTCTAAAAGAGAAATTAGTCTCTTGTGCAACTCGTTACTATTGTCTAGTACAGCTAAAGAGGCAAATATTAAGTCTTCAGAAAGCTGGACGTTATAAATACCTAATATACTCCACTCATCTGTATTGCGTAGTTTTTTTAGTAGTGTTAGAAAACTATTAGTTAAAGTGTAAGGCTTGGAGTGAAGTCTTATATTGAAAGACTCGATTTGTATTTCATCGCTTTTATACATTACCGGTACGAAAAATTCGATGTTATCTAGTGGGACAATCATATCATATAGACAGGTTTTTGTGTTACGTAGTTGTTGCTCTATCTCAAGTAATTCTATATATACTTCTGAGTCATTTTGTGATCTTTCTAATGTGTTTTTAAAGAATTTCATATTATTATCGACTCTACTACGACTTGCTGTTTTATGCAGATTATTGACTGTACTTGTATACTTCTGTTTGAGGCAGCATTAATGGCTTCACTAATATCAAAACCAGTTACATACTCTACGTCGATACCATCATAATTTGCATAATATACTATCCACTTACGATCCATATTATCTCTCTTTTAATGTAGCAGTAGTGCTTGTGTCTGGACTCCACATACCACATGTCTTTTCTTTAGGTATTCTAGCAAATCTATCGCCTCTATTGTTAGGCGTATAACCAAGCTTCTTTACAACTTCATAATTACAACAAAAGTTATTGCTAACAGAGAAATTGCATGTACGACATGTCTTATCAGCTAATCTGTTTTTTAAAGCGCCTCTATTCATGTTTCATATTCCTTAAGTGTTCTGCTTGATTTTTTAAAATCTTTTTTAGATTCACATTATACGGTGAGTCGGTACCCTTATCAAGTAGCATGATTGGATTCCACGTATAAAAACTACAAGTTCTTTCAGACGGTAAATCTGCCAAAGCCTCAGTATTATTCCTCATTACAGAGCCGTGCTTTCTTATTACTTCTGAATTGATACAATATTTATTTTCTACAACAAAAATACACGTGAAACATGTATATCCAGCTAATCTATTTTTTAAAGATTTTCTATCCATTTAACTGCCTCAAAGTAGTCGTGATCCATCAATTTATCCATGTCGTAATTTGCAAGAATTTTCACTGTCTCCATAATTTCGTTTAAATCAATTTCATCACGATATACTGTAAATGTATTATGACATTCTAAACAAGTTAAATCTGCCGTTAATCTATTTGGAATATATTCACGAAAATACCAAGACGGATTCTGTGGATGCGGTACAGTTACATGAAAAAACTTTTTATTCCCACATTTACACATCTTCTTTCCAATAGTCGCAAGTTCTTTCTTTTGGTATTGGCCACCATTGCCACCCTACTGCTTCGCCAAGAAAGCGATAACACTCATGATCATGATCTAGCTCTCTTCGTGCACATGTCTTATCGCGAAGTTTATTTTTAACAATTAGCCTATCCATCAAAAATAAATATGCTCAAATATTATCAAAAAGTATTTTTATTATTTGTCTTTGTTTTGCTTTATCCGGTGAGATTTTTTTAAAATAACCATAGGGGTATTCTGGGTCATCTAAAGCATTAGTAATTTCATTAGCCATTTCATCGAAATTTGGATCACTAATAGAAATGTAGTCAAGGCTGTCAAATTCACTAAACTGTTTGTTAGTATTCAATTGCCACCTGAGGTATATTAAATACTTCTTAGGTTCAAATAATATATATCCGCCTAACCAGTTTTCGTTATCGAAGAATTCTATAAGCTTCATGTAATTATCTTTACCAACTAATAGTAAACGCTTCGCAGCCTTTATATTCTTCTAAGAATTTAATTACATTTTTACTTGAGCTTACATCATAAGATGTTTTATTCTTAAGTTCATAAGCAGCTTTAACTTGTTCTATAACTTCGTCTGTTATAATCGGATGATCTTCAAATATTTCATTTATTTTATCTATCGTATCTGGAATATAAGTTTCATAATCTTCAGTCAAACCAGCTTTAAGCCACGACACTTCTCCTATGTAAACATGAGGCAAGTTTTCCATTATTTCATATGTTTCTTTACCATATTTTTTCTTTATTTTTTCTTCAGCCTGTCGTGACTCTTGTAGACTCAAAGTAAAAAATAAGCCTTTACAATATTTAGATCCTAATGTATTTGAGAAAAACACTTCAAATACATCATCATCAATATCTTTAGTCCTAATATGAATTGCTAAATCTGCTGCCATTATATTTCAACCTCTTCTAATAAGAAAGTTTTATAATCAATATCATATTTTAAAATCTTTGAAGATTCGCCATGTCTGTGTTTATCTAAGTAGAGATTAATAATTCCTTCTTCTTTTTCATTTCTGGATTGAGTAATTGTCATAAACAAATCCAATGTTTGTGTAATACCTAAAGATTCAGCCACTTGAGCTTGAGTAATTATTTCTTTAGTGCCACCTTTTTCATCTAATGATTTTCTGTTAGTCTGTGCAGCTGTTACTAGTGGTACAGATAATTCAACAGCCCAACCTCGTAGATCCTCATATATAGTTTTCAATTCTCCGTAATCATCAGCCCCCTTTCGTGACGGTCTCATTAAACCAGCATAGTCTACTAGTATTAAATCTGGATTAAAATTTTCATATAATCGTAATTGCTCTTGGTGAGACTTCATGTCGTTTATAGAAGCCCCCTTTGTAGGAAATTCCTTAATCCACAAATTTGCTTTAGAAGTCTTAGCAAACATTTCATATTTCTTTTTAAGTTTATCAATATCATACACTAGTTCACTATTAGGTATCTTTGTTAATATAGAGTCATATCTCATTGAGAGACGTTCTTCAGAAATTTCTAATGTGTATACTAATACGTTATAACCTTGTTTTAAAGCACCAACCCCCCAATTCGCTAAAAATATAGAATTATGACTGTGTATGTCATTTGACCAATAGCTATGAGTATCTTCCACTTGTATATCATAACAATTCTCTTTCCTAGCTAAATCTGTAACTTTACATTTTTCGATGCCGTTCTTGGTACGCACTTCATTAACATTCGCTACGAAATCGAAACCATTCTTTGACTCCACTCTGTGTTTGAAGGCACAATTCATTTCTGTACTTTGTGTCTTTATGTTAATAATAGGTAACTCTTCTGTCTTCATGACTCCGTTGATTCTCTTAAACCCTTGTGGAGTGTTTACTTTAATATTATAGTCACTCACATTAATTTCTTGTTTTTCGTTAGTTGCTCCCAGTGCTTCTACTAAATCACCTATCTTTATTCTTTTTTCACGAAAACTTCTACATCTTTTTATGGTTTCAAAGATTTCACTATTTTCATCTACTTCTATTTCAATTTCTGTATCATAAGACTGACATTTGCCAATACCTGGCGGAGCTGCACATGCATATAATTCTTTTTGTCCCCAACCACCATTTAGTAAAGCATCTAATAAGGGAAACCCAGTGGGCACTCTATCTTTCTCTAATTCTTTTATTCGTTCGTATCTTTCTTCTATATCACTTAGTTTAAGTCCTAAATCAGTATTGAAGTTGAATTTTACAGCTTCTTTAATTATCTCACCAATCTCTTCGTACTTCTTTTCTTCGAGTAAATCAACAGATTTTTTTATACTATTAGTTATTAGATTTTCTCTGATGAAGTCAAATGTGTTCTGATAAATATAATCTTTATATTTTTCATAATCTTCAGGGTCTATTTGCGTAAATATACTTCTTAAAGTGTTTTGGTCAATAGAACGCAGCTCATTAACTGCTATTTCATAATCAGGTAATTCATTATATTCTTCAAAATGTCTTTTAAACAGACTGAATATTTGCTGGTTTTCATCTTTTTCAAAATATTTAGCTTTTATATATTGATACGCTTTAAGCCAAAATGATCTATCTATCAATGAATATTTCAATATTAAATGTTCTAAGTTGCCTAATTTTAAACTTTCCGACATTTATCTTAGTAGCTCCTTAGCTAATTCTCTTTTCGAAAAGATACACCGTAATTTATCAAAAGATGTATCTTTTAATTGTTGTTCATCTGTTATTTTAACGCTTTCAGCTAAAATGTTAATGAAATCTATTGTACATACTAAATATGGATTACCACGATCCATTTTGACTTTAGAATCATTATATGCGCCTATAGTTACAACAGTTGATTCGCATACGAACTTTAGTATATCATAACTATGTTTATACTTTTTCCTAAAGTCATCATCTGTATGTATGTAAAATACTTCATTTATTTCTTCGTAAATTTGATTGTCTTTTCTTACCGATCTACAATCCTTTTTTGTTACTCTTTGTATCTCGAATACTGAGTCAGACTCTTCATCTTCTGTTCTATATATTATGAAGACTAATTCGACATCATCATACGTTATAGAAAAATATCTTATCAGTTTCCCGTAATGGAAAGCACTGCCAACCCAATTAAATGTCATTATAGCCTCACTATTACATATTCTGCGTTGCCCATAGTACCTTCAGAAAATAGTTTGTGCAACTCGTTAGCTTTAGTTGGTTCTACTACTGCTCTAAAATCTATAGTGACTAAATCTCCAGGGTTCATTGGCGATTGATGCTCAAATGAAAAACTAGTTATTATTGGCATATCTGCTACTATTTCAGCCTCAGAATCTGCTAGTAAAGCTTTTAATAATTTTCTTTTCGTCTTTAAAGGAATGCTCATTCAATAGCTCCTAACTGAATTTTTAATTCTATTTGCTTAGTTGCTTCTATGACTTCAGATTCCAGTAATGTATCAAAATCTATTTTCGCATCAATTGGATCTTTATATTCTCTATGGTTTTCCCACCATTTTACTATAAAAATTGGACAATCTAAAAATCTTTTAATTGCTTGAATGTTCTTAATAAGCTTGTGTCTACCAGTAGCATCATTATCTGGTATTATATAAATAGCTTTGGGCGACTTTTCTTTAATTTTTAATAGTTGTCTATCAGTTAATCCAGGACCTAACATGTAAGTTCCAGAATACTGTATTGCCTCCCATGGCCCTTCTGAAATAAATAACTCTTTATTCTTTTTTAGTTTATCATAAAATGGTACGACTACTACTTTCTTTTGCATTTCTTTGGGTGGATTTTTATACCTTAATACTTCATCCTTTCCCGTGTAATCTCTAGCTTGATAATATATTAAATTTCCATTTTCATATGTGGGTATTATAATTCTGTTACTTAAATTAATTCTTTTTTCACCATATGATACTAAGCAGTTTTCAGTCCATAGCAAGTTATATTTTTCAACTAATTTATAGTCTACCATTTTGTCAGCTAAGAATTGTATTGCTTTTCTTTTATTAGAAATATAACCTTTCTTTTCTTTTTTGTTAAAAGTTATAGTCCCTGGTGGTAATTCTATTGTGTTTGTTGGTATTACTTCAGCTGCTCGATTATAATCAGATTTTTCTATAGTAGCTTTGCCAGTAATATTCTTTATAAGAATGTTTTTAGCTTTGTCTACATCAACGTCTGCTAATTCAGCTACTAACTCTTCTATGTTTCCGCCTTCGTCTGATTCGAAGTCGTGCCAACACTGTTTGTCTATATTTATTCTGCAATCATATGTTGTGTCTTCCATGAATGGCGAGTTAATTGCTATTTCGCCATCATCCATGACTTTGTAGTCGTCACCCACATAGTTTCTAATTACTCGCTCGACAGTATTAAAAGGGTATTTGATTTTCGTCATTGGTCTCTTCTTGTTGTAGTAAATTTATGATTCCATAATTAGTTTCTTCTATTAAATTAATTGCTTGTTGAAGAGAAATATGCTTAAGTATTTTCTTCGCGAAATTTAAATATCTTCCATGTGAATTACGTGACCATACATTGCCTTCTCTTAAAGAATATTTAGCCTTATTTTGTGCATAATCACTTACTTGTAACAACCAATCTGGGATATGTACTATTTCTTCACAAAAGTCGCTACAATTCGAAGAACTATCTAGTTTCCATAGAATGACAGCTAATTTTTCTTCGTCATTCAAATTATTTAAAGCTCTATTAGAAGCTTCTATAAATTCTTTTTTACTTTCGAGGATTTCAGTTAGTGTTTTTATCTTTTGCTGCTGTTCTTCGAAGAAATTAAATGTCGTAGTTTTCGACTTCATCATCTTGGAGCACTTTCTCTCTTTCATCTTCTCTTCGATAGTTCTCTATAGTAACACCAACTTTATTCTTTATTTTCGTAATGTATTTAGTAATATCTAAATTATTACCAATAATAATGAACGTCCCATGGTCTATATCGTTAGTTCTCATTATACCATACATTACTCTAGCATTTTTTGCTTTTCTAGAAAGCTTCTTTACAGCGTCCATAAATTCACCAGATTGTTGGTCAATTATGTAATCAGACTCTTTTAACCGTATTGCTTTAGCTAGAATTACATTTTTGCAATCAGAAATCTTACCATAATCGAATTTCGGACTGATTGCTCCTTTTTTGTACGAAGCAAAATCTATCCCAATAAAACCTTTAGAGAATATTACCGAGTCATGCTCTAAAGCATCAATAGTAAAAGGAGAATAATTGCCATCTACGTGGTACAAATTAACTAAGTCTAGAGTTATACTAGTACTCTTTAAGATGTAATTGTTAATTTTTTCTAAGTTAGGTATTAATACTTCTTTGTCGTCATAGACTTCGACATCAGAAAATTTCTTACTCAGTTTGTCGTTATCGAATAACATCACACTGATTTTATTTAACAGTTTATCATCTTGTAGCCGGCTTAATGTTTGTAGCGTATTTGGCTTGAATGGTAAAGCCTCATAACCAAAAGGCAGTATTAATACTAGAAATATTCTATTATTATTTTCTAATAATATGTCAGTTATATATCGTATCGAACTACTGCCACTGCCTCCACCTGCAGAAGTAAAGTATATTACATCTTTATCAAAAATGTTGTTTAACTGCTTTTTTAATGACGGTATGCTTTCTTCCCATATTTTAGAACCATTGCTAAATTTCTTGCCACTTCCACCAGTACTAACTTGTATTAGCCTTTTAGAAGGTATACCTACTGAATCTTCTACGCTAGTACTTAAATTATAAATTTCATCATTGCTTTTGTATGTGCGGATGAATTCGTTTGCTAGTTTCATCCCACATTGACCAGCTCCTATTATTGCTCTTTTTCTTGCCATAAAAACCTCTATCTTTTTACTAAACGTTTAATTTGCTTGTGTTTTTTCTTTTTAATCTCTTTTTTAGTGTCTTTCTTATCTAGTTCATCTTCCAAATTTTCATAAATAAATATGTCAACTTTATTACTCATTGTTAGATTCTCTTTTTGTATTTAGTGACTCTGTCGGTTCAATATCTATTACTATATCATCATCCTCATCAAATCTTTCGACGCAAGTGCCACCATTTTCTTCTAGCCAATTCACTAGATCTTCTACAATAGATTCGTCTATTTCATATATAGCTGTATTTGCTATTCTGATTTTAGTTACACTCATATAGGCTCATCTCCCCTCCATTTCTTGTAGGGATCTTCTTTAATACCTCCCCGTATTTCGTCTTTCCTTTTATCGATCTGGTATTCATTATCTCGTTTTGTTGATTTGCTAAATCCACCAGCTTTATAGATCACTCCTACCCCACCTGTAATTTTCTTTTTCATTATGTTCCCTGTCTTCTTATTCGTCACAATTGGGTCTTCATTCATAGGGTGTTCCACTTCCATTTCTTCACCAGTTTCTGGGTCATAGTATATATATACCATTTAAAAGTCCTCCAAAGTCGTTATATCATCGTATCCAAATGATTTATAAATCTTAATCCTATTTTTTGAATGCTTGTATAAAGTATTATGCGTGTCGTCTATAAAATCAAAGACTTTAACTTCTTTCTTATCTTCCGTTACTCGTAAACCCCTTCCAAGTCTTTGTATCGTTTTAGTAAATTTATTTCCTGCACTAGCGACTATTAAAATTTTAAAATTTTTGATGTCTATACCTTCATCTAATATACGTGAAGCTATTAAGATGTTACTATCACCATTATCAAATTTGTCCACGATCTCTATTCTTTTTTCTAGTTTTGTTTTATTCCATATAAAAGGCGCTTCTGGAATTAGCTTCTTTATTTCTTCACCCTGTTTAACATATTTAGTCAAAATTAATACTTTATCTTCACTATACATATCCGCTATAGCTTTTACTAATTTATTTCTTTGTTTGTTGTGTACAATCCCTAATAATTCAGCTGTCCTATAGTCTGAATCTTCTAAATTATAAGGTTTATCAACTTTAATCATGAATATCTTAGGCTTAGCAATTATCTTCTTTTCTATGAGTTGATCAGTATTAGCAGAATATATAACTGGGCCTACGTTTGCTATTATCTTAGCAGAATTTAAATCCATCTTTTCAGGATCTACTGGGGTTGCTGAAAAACCATAGACTCTACGCCAATGATTTAGTCTTAAGACTCTTTGATAAGACTTCGAAGAAGCATAGTGCACTTCATCTATTATGAGATTTTTATACCGTTTGATGTCCTCTGCTTTCTCTATACTTTGTATTGTTGCCATACTGACAAACTTTTCATCAACATTTTTACCTTGTACTATTCCTGCATCAATTCCGCGATCTTTTGCTCTTTTCATGGTTTGATGAGTTAATTGAGTTCTGTTGAATAACACTAATGTCGGCTCGTTTAATAACTTAAGAATTGCTAGAAAAATTTCGGTTTTCCCTGTTCCTGGGGGGCTCTTTACTATGCCACGTCTCTCATGTAAGGCCTTCTTCAGAGCTTCTAATTGATGTTCATGAAGCTCAATTCCATCAAAAACATTCTTATCTATATCTTCCACTTTCTTCAGAGTCGGCCTATCGTCTATTAACGAATAATCATAATTGTTTAAGACAGACTCTATGAACTGACGAAAACCAATTGGTATTTTTAGTGTCGGCAATTCTGTGTCTTCAACGACTTTAGCTATTCTAACCTTAGTGACTCTATTCTTATCAAATCTACCATTTATAAAAGCTTTAGAAGTGTCATTGAATGTTAATGTGTCATAGATAGTATTTATTAACTGTTTATTTTCACTACTCAACGTTAAGTAGCTGTTCTTCAGTATTAAAATTGTTTTCATCTTCGACTATATTTTCTTTCAAGTATTTCCTGTATGCTTTTTTAACATATGGCTTTAAATTCTCTTTATATTCATCAATCTCTTTTTGTATATCTTCATTTTCTTCGATGTAATTTTTAATATCTTGGCCATTGTTATTAGCTTCTCTTCGCCATTTAGCATCTTTCATTTCAAATTGTACTACTAAGTTTTTTGCGTCTTCAATTTCTTTGTCTTCTAATTTAGTTAAATCTAAGCCCTCGTAATGCTTTTCATCTTCTTCTAAAATCATTACTAAATAGTTTTTAATCTCATTATCTTTTTTCTTTTGGTATTTAAAATTCTTTACTAACATATTTTCTCCTTACTTTTCTTTGGGCTTTTTTTCTCTTGGTGGATTAATCTCTTTAGCTGCTTCAGTAACGTAGTTTTTCATATTATCTACATAAGAATGCAGTAATTTTTCTGCATCTTTTAGTTCTGACTCATTCTGTATACTAAAATTTGGATCACCATAGTTTTTTTCAAAATAACTATCTAATGTAGAAGATGCTTGACTTTTTTCTATCTCGAATACTATATCTAAATCTTTGTCGGTAATTTTATTTTTAGCTCTCATTAAAGCTAACAGTCCAAACATTAAAGTAGTTGAAGTATTACCAGAAGTGCTACGTATGCCTGCGACATCATTGGCAACTGATTCGATTTTAGCTTTATATTCATTCATATCACTCATACTTATTCTCCGTTTTCAAGAGATTCTTGTGCTACTTTTGCGACTTTTTTCTTTTTATCTTTTTTCTTTTCATCTTCAGCAATTGCTTCTTCACTTATTTCAGGGTCTTCTTCAAGTTCTTTCTGTCTAAACTCATCCATCTTCTCTTGTATAAAGGGGAGCAAATTGTGTTTCTCGCAAAGTTCTGGAAAATCTTTTTCAAAGAATTTCTCATCTGGGTTCCAACTGGGTATTTTACACCAAGGACCATTCTTTTCACCTATCCCCATGTCTTTTAATATTCCAAAAAGACCAGAGTATTTATTAACTCCACGTTCAAAATCAAGTAAGAAACTGATCTTTCTATGAGGAGAAAAGCATCTGTTCTTTTTAGTAGTAGCTTTGATTGTTACAGAATGTGCGCCTATACTTTCACTCTTCTTATCAATATCCATTTCCCCAATTTTTAAGTCAATCCTTACTGAAGCTGCATAAGGTAGAGCTGTACCACCTGTAGTAGTTTTATTAGAGCCATACGTTACTCCAATTTTTTGAGTATAATGGTTAGTAACCAGCAATCCTATATTATATCGTTCTATTTTGCGAGCATAGACTCTAAAGAATGTCCTTAATAATTGAGCTTTATTGCCCATATCTTTACCAGAATCAGGATCTGCTTCTTTTTCTGTAGTAGCTAGAGCGATGGAGTCTATTATGAATAGTACTTTCTTATTAGATTTATTCATCTTTATTGTATCTAATACTTCTTGAGCAGCTGATGTTATTTGCTCAACAGTATCTATTGGCATATACAAGATCTTATCTGGGTCAACACCCAAAAATTTAATAAATTCTATATTAAACGCAGCTTCTGTATCTAATACAACTATCAAGTCGATAGTAGGGTCTTTCATAGCTAGTTGACATAGTAATGATTTGCCAGTACTTGGGTCGCCATCTAATTCTGAAATCCTTCCAACTGGATATCCACCGCTTAATTGTCCTGAGATCAACCAATTAAGTGCTAAATTACCAGTGTCAATCCAATCTTTTACCTTACCAAAATCCTCATTCTCACCTAATTGTACCATAGGGTTTTCTTCCCCAAATTTGTTATTTATATTCTTGAGCAAACTTTGCTCTAACGCAGTTAACTCTCTTACCATAGAGTAATTACCTCTCTATTCTATTAAGTTTTTAATCTTTAGTAAATATGCACTATAATTGAAATTTATTGTGGAAGGTTCTAAATCATATATAGAAAATAACTGGACTTGTCCTATGAGCTCGTCGAGGATAGCTCTAGTTTGCGGATACTTTTCGATCATTTTATTATAGAATTCTCTATTAAAGCTGTTTTTGTTTTCTATAGAATCTACTATATTTATGACCCAATATTCATAATCTTTTTCATCTGTTGTTTTGCTGTTTGACTCGTTCTGCTTAATATCTTCATATGTCTCTTTCATTTTGTCTATCTGTTTTCTCACTTTTGGGAAGCTTCGCTTTTTTCTAGCCATATACGCCGCCTCCTCCGTATGGGTCAAAATCATCGCTAGTCGTTATTGATGTCAAAGCACTCCCCTTTACGCTGGCTGACTTACTACTCATATATGAATAATCGCTCTTTTCAGTTGTATCTTTTTTAGGCGTTTTCTTTACTTTAGAATTAGTCGAATTAAGCGAATCGTTTGTCCACTTAAAATTCTTAACAAAATAATCAGTACTTACCGAATAATTGTTCCTATTTAATAAGCTTTTTATGCTTATAGAAAAATCTGTCACTGCTGTTACTAAAAATTTAGTATTGTCAATATTGCTAGTTACTTTTTTAGCAAAGTCACTAGTCATGTCTACAATACTTCCTAATTTTACTTCCATTATAATATCCTCTTTTGACCTATATACCATCCATCTGGTTGGGCTTGTAACGTTAATTTAGCTGCTATCTTAAATATATTCAACCTATTTTTATCTCTAAATATTATATAATTGTTATTATATACTAATTGAAACCCATTTTCGATCATAGACTCTATTAAGGCTGCTACTTCTTCTCTATTTTTATCGTTAAGAAATAATTTATTAGACTTTTTCTGACCCAGGTTAGTAATACTATTTAAGTCTTTTTTAAGTTTCCAGTCTTGGTTCGAAAATTTTTCATTCTTAGGTTTTATTTTTAACTTCCATATTGGATGAGTTTTTCCCTCAAAAATGAGCTTATAATTTTCTCGTTCTCTTATAAAAACATTAGTCTCTTTTTTAATCCACCCATCTTTTAATAGAAGCCTTATAGTTTCAACATTAGATTTTTCAATTACAAAATGTTGTACGAAAGTTTCTTCTTCCATTTTATTTATCTTTCTATTGTGTACCATTTTCAGCTAACCTAGAAAACCCTTTCTTGTCTTTGCTAACTTCAATAACTTTTCTACAATCTAAATTGTCCTTCAAATAACTTTTATGGTCTATAACGAATACGTTTAAGCCCCTTTCTTCTAGTTCAGATAATATTTCTATTACACTAGACACTCTAACGTCATCTAAATTAGTTGATAAAAGTTCATCTAAGACTACGATATTAATGTCATCGGGTATTTTCATTCTCACTATTTCAAATAAAGCAAATACTAAACTAATTTCTAAAGCTCTCTTTTCACCACCACTTAGATTACCAAACGATATATCTTCACCGTCTTTTTCTATCGAATCTTCAAGCTCGTTGTTTAAGAAATAAGAAAAATCGTACTTAAAATATTCTAAATAATAGTTAATATACTTGTTAAGTGACGTCAAGATATGATTAATGCAATAAGACTTAATAGAATTTGGTGAATTGCTTAGTGCACCTTTCCACCATTCGTAATAAGTCTTCTCTTTTTCTAATCTCCTCCACTTCTTTTTTAATTTATTCAGTGCACTTTTTAGCTCTTCAATTTGTGTATTACATTTTTCTACATATGTATCTTGAGATAAATCGAAATTAGATTTTTTCAATATAGATATTTCAGATTTTATGCGGGGTATCTCTTCATGAGCATTTTTCACTTCTTCGTAATCCAAATCACTACTTAAGTTACTACTTAATTCGTTGATCTTATTTTTTGTACTGTTATAATTTGATTCTAAGTCTGATAAAATATTGCCCATTTTAGTAAGTTTATCTTCTGATTCTTCTTTAAGTCTATTAATTTCTTGTAATTCACTTTTCTTCTTATTCAAAAAATTTTCAAGTGTCTCGTCTTTTTCTAAATAAGGACACACGGGTCTATGTTCAATAATTGGGCATAATTTCGGATTGTTTTTTACTTCATCAATTTCTTTTTCTTTAGTTTTTATTGATTTATCGTATTTCTTAATGTAAGATCTCTGTTGGCTTATTTCGTCTTCAGTAGCTTCGATTTTACTGTTTAGATTGTTTAAGTCTTTTTTGAAGTTATTTATTGTGTCTCTTATTTCTAATTCATATTCAGGGTTAATTTTACTAAGCTTTTCTAATTCGGCTTCTAAGTTCTTTATTTTGTTTTGTTTCTGAGACTCTTCGACTTCTTTATTTTCTATATAATTTAATAAATTTTCAGTGAGAGTGTTTATGCTTTCTTTTTTCTCATTTATTTTAGATTCTAAGTTATTAAGCTCAGGATTAATTGTTCTTAGTATCTCTTTAGTTGCCTTATGATATTTAGAAATAAAATCATACATAAGTAAGTTTTCTATTATTTTCCGCCTCTCTAGAGAGTCTTTTTCTGCGAAATTTTCTACTTTTTCTTGGCTAAGTACTATACTTAATATAAACGAACGGAAGCTTACTTTTATTATATTTTCAATGTATTTCTGCGTGTCATTCTTACTTTCGCCAGATATATCTTTATTATTTTTAAATAATATTAAAGAATTTTCATATTCTGTGTGGTTTCTGTACCTCATTATATTAAATGAATCTCTACCTATTGAAAAAGAAACTTCTACAAAACAATCTTTCTTAGTTTTATTATTAGTCACTTCATCAGCTTTTATTTTTTTAGTTGTTTTGCCAAACAACCCATAGACAAGTGACTCTACGACTCCTGAGCTCTTTCCAGACCCATTACTCCCGCCATCTTTATTATTTTTACCGATAACTAAATTTATACCATTATCAGAAAAATTTAGTTCTTGCATTTCATCGCCATAGCTTAAGAAGTTTTTGAAGCGTATATAATTAAATCTCATAATCTGTTATATTGTTAGCAACATCTTGTATTTTGTCAAAATATTTTAATAATTTTTCTTTTTTAAGTGATAAATTATTTATGCTTTCTATATAAGCTGCAGCTCTATCTGATGGGTCATCACTTAATTCTTTGTCATAATATTTTTCTATCTCTTGAATGTCTTCAAATGGAATTATTTCTACGCTTAAAGCGCCCATCTCAAACAACTTTTCTTTCAGAGAAGACTTTCTTATATCTTGATTATATAATTTTATCCTAAGAAAATTATTATTTACATCTTTTTCTTTTAGTTGATTAATATTGTCTACTTCATATACTTTATATTCAGGCACATCATTAATAGTCTCTAAATGCCACTCTAGAGTATCAGTATCAAATATCAAAAAACCATGTTCTTGATTTCTTTCTCCATAATTGGTTTGATACGGACTGCCCACGTAGACTACATTTTCTTTTGTTTGATGTTTATGATAGTGACCGCTTATTACTAAATCAAAATCTTTTAAATCTGATAGCTTGAAGCCATTAGTGGCTCTAAAACCATTCGACATAGTAAAGCCTATAATGTCTATATGAGTAATCAGCACATTCTTTTTATCCTCAGCAAGGATAAAATTATCAAATGCTTCATTAGTATAGCTTAAGAAGTGTATTCTAGTGCTTTCCACGTCTATGAAATAATAATCAGGTACTACTTTTACGTAATCACTAAAGACAAATAATATAGAATTCATACTGTTATTTGGAGTTGCCATATCATGGTTGCCAACCAACATGAATTGTTCTATATTATTTTTATTGAAATCTTTAAGTCTTAATAGCGCTTGTACCACATGGGGTGCATATGCGCGAGCTTTAGTATGAAAAAAGTCGCCCGCGCATACTACCTTATCTATATTATTTTTTGAGCAATAATTTTTAATTTTAGATAGTATGTCTAAAGCTATTTCGGAATTATATAGTAATCCACGATGATTATGGAGATGCAGATCAGAGTATACTAATATTTTCATATAAAATAATATATGCTTTTATTTCGGAATTTTCGGTACACCCTTATTCTTACTACTAAATTTACCCTTTAAAGCATTGTAATTTTGTTTACCCATTTTTCCTGGCGGAGGAGCGGCTTCTTGTGAGGTGCCCTTCTTCATTTCACGCTCTTCTTTCTTCTTAATATCAGTTATTATTTCCACGAGAGTTTCGCGATCTTCTCGTGTCATGTCCTTGATTGAATTCATTTCGACCGCGCCTTGTGAGACATAAGCTATCTGATACCGCTCTGCCATGAGCGACTTATATCTTGCATTATTTCTGGCGGGGTCGAGATCGACGAAAAAAGTTTCTCCCAAGAGGTACATTAAATTCTAGCCATCCATCACATCGAGGGCATTTTATGTTTTCTAATTGTTTTATACCAGGAGAATTCTCATTGAGAGTTTCACGGAAATAATCTATATCAGATCCAACCATATTTGAGATAAAATCCTCTTTGTCTTGAGGGCTCAATACTTCTTCATCTGGCATCGTTACTTTATCGATAAGCATTAACAATGTTCTGCTAGAACTACTATCTGGTTGATCAAAAGTCCTTGATTCTTGTTCTACTTTTGTTAATTCTCTTTCTTCGTGGCCCCTCATGTAGTGAGCTTCTATAGTAGCACCTGAAATAGGTAATTCTATTTTCACCGGTTCTTCTGCTTCTTTTTTATTTTCCCATTCTTTGATTGGCAACTTATCTATTTCTACAGTTTGTACAAAGTTATATCCACAATGGTAACATCTGATATCAAAATCATATTCTAATCCAAATGTCATTCCGCGTAAGTAAAATAAGATATAAAGCCTATCGGAAGAAAGTAAGTCATAAGGGTCTATGTCCGACTTAATACAATTTTCTAATACCATATCTAGTGCTTTTCCTTGTTGTACTAGACGGTCAGTGGTGAGTATTTCTTCTTCTCTCATTGTGATAGGTTTAACTCTAAGTACTCCCTTTGCAACTTCTTCATCGTTCGTAATTCCTTGATAAAGAAAGCCGTGGGAAGGTACCTCGACAGAAACAGGAGCAGGTTCAAATCTAGAACCTGCTCTTTTGTTCTTAACAGGTGTGCCTATTTTATTTGTGGTATTCACCTTACTTTCAGGATGTTTTACCTTAGTTTTCTGTTCTTCCTGAGGTGGTTTGTTCACTGGCTCAGGAATATTTATTTCATTACTGTCACTCATATTTACTCCTTTCTACGAATTTATATTATATTTCTAATATGCGATGTAAAGTTGAATTTTTAGCTTTGTTTGTACCAACCTCGAGTGCCTTTATCGCTACCAGTATGTAAGTTCGCATAATCAAAATTAAGTTCTACACTTACTGTTAATACATCAGTGCTTTCGTAACTTAAGTCACCAGTTGACATATTTCCAGGAAAACAACCAAATAAATCCCAAGCTTCTACTATTTCGATTCCTGTTTCTGGTACTGGATTGCCTCCAAGATCGGCCGTTTGACCTGGGTTCAATAGTATCAATGAAGCATCAACTTTATAAGTAGCAGCATATCCCATTGTACCATTAAGTACGTCGTAGATAGTTTGCATCCATCGCCATAAAATTTGTGTCGCTGAGCCTGCGCCAGCTTCAAAGTCATAGAAAGTTACTGTTATTGGTTCCCAAGTAGGGTTAACAGCGAACTTCCATTTTTCATTTAATCGCGATATACTTGAGTCAGCATTAACGTTTAATGTTGGCCTACTAGCGGATTGCAAATCAATAGCTAACTGTTCTGACCTATCTGTAGCTGACATATTTAGTTCTTCTACATTCGAATCTCTGGTAATCACAGGGACTGATTCAAATTTCAATATCCATCTATTGGCTCTTTTCGGTTCTTTTTTGCCTGATGCAGCATTACTAAGACTTATAGCCATTTGTTTCCTCCAATTTCATTTGTTATTTATATCTTTAGAGAAAACTCCAAAAACTTTTTGTTTTTAGAGCTCAATCAGCGTATTAAACGCTGACTGAAGCTCCAGTTCTTTGGATAGTAATATCTATAAAGATTCTTTCTGCAACCTTTACTGGTTGAATATATACTTGACCGTACATAATGCCTTGATCAATTCTATCAGGTGTATTAGTACTTGCATCAAATATAACTTGATAATCTTGTAAACCACCTCTTTCTGCTATATTTCCTAAGAAAGCATTTAAGTTCCTAGAAACAGCAGCCCATGTACTTGCATTATTTAATTCAAAAATATAACCATCTGCTATATTTTGTACATTCCTGCTTATGTGGTTTACTAATCTTACGACGTTAATTCTATTCATTGCTTTATTTAATCGTAAGCATGTTTTCTGTCCGTAAATCAATGTACCCTTATTAGGGAACTGAACTATAGGATTTATACAAGCTGGATCTACATCGTTGTATAGATATTCTCTTTTCTCTTGGTTCGGTTTAGTATAAGAAGATATAGAATTCACTACTCCTCTTAGTGGTCCAGCTGGTGCTTCCCAGAGCTCGTAGTTAGCAGCTGTAGAAGCAATTGCTACAGCTTCATATATAGAAGGTGGCAAATCAACGTAGTTAGCATTGTATGGATCAAAGTCTTTTTGCCATCCCCAAGTGGCTACTGTGTAAGATGAGTTTAAAGCAACTGATGTGCCCATTCCCATTGAGTATTCTCCATTGTGCCACTGAATTATTTCTTGCCATGTTAAGAACGATGGCGGATCTACAAGAGCTAGTAAATCTCTCCTAGCTTCTCCAATACTTACTAATTTTGAAACTACCGGAGTTCCCGTAAATCCAGGGGCTAATATTAAATCTATTATATATTGTTCTTTGTCATTATAGTCATCTAATGCTTCTGTGACTAGTGCATCAATTTCAGTGCTGTTGGTTGGTATTCCATCGCTGCCATTAGAAAGAACCCAATATTCTGGCATGCTTGGATCTGAGTTACTAGGTGGATTAGAAGTTGGTGCACTTGCAGTATCAGCATTTGGATATTGTAATGTTTCTCCAAAATCTACTCTAATGTAGTCAGAGTCTTCTAAGAGGTTTACAATGAAATTATCGCTACTAGAATCTATCCAATTTATATTATTGAAGACTTCTACGCTTTCATCGTCTTCATAGACTTCTAAATTATAAATAGTATTGCTAGTAACTGGGTTAGTTGTGGTATAAGTTCTAACTTTTATCCTATTTCCCCACGTACCAGGATCTTTACATACTATATTTACTACTCCATCATTTGAAGCGTTATCACCTGTGTCACTATCTCCATCGGTGAAATTTAGTATTGCTAGAGCCGATTCTACTGCTGTAGTTGCTTCGTTTATTTCTATAAAGCTAGTGCCACCTAAAGTGTTACTTTCAAAAGTAAGTAAATCTGTTGAAGCTGTTATTTGTGCTTCAACTACTAGTAAGTTTAGCTTTTCTGCGACTCCTGAAACCGAGTAAGTTGAGTCGCCACCGGTTGCAGAAGTTGGATCAGTATACCCGATTTCAGTAACGATAGTCCCCGAAATTTCTATTTGGCATTGAGAGCCAAAGTTTGCTAGACCGTCTGTTCCATTTACTAAAGTAATTTTGTCAGTATCATATACAGCGAACTGTATGTATTGGTCTAATGTCCCTCCAGTAGTCGTAACTCCAGCTAGTTGTGTATTTAAGTCAGATACTATGTCAGATGCTGAAGTTTGGGTACCAGTTAGAGTCGAAGTGATAGTAAATGATGTATTGATATCAGTACTGCCATCTCCAGAGACGAAATCATAGAACCCAGAAATCGTTATTGTTATTGCTGATACACTTAAATCAGCACTCAAGTTTGGAGTGTTAGGTGCTTGTACTTCAGGAAAAGTTGCTGCAGTTCCTTCAGCTGGTGTTATATCTAAATCTTCATATTCTCTAAAAGGATTGGTCGTATCCCCATCGATTTTTAAATTGATTAAATTAAAAGCACTTATTTGATTTAGTTGTTCTTGAGTGATTGCAGAGCTTGATGTGATACTTGCGTTAGTTGCTTCTACAGGATTTACTGGAATTCTGTTGAATGCATATGCATATGCTCCAACATCCTCTGAAGAGCTCCCATCTTCAATTCCTATAATTCCAGTGCCGGTTGTTCCAACTGCATTGTTAGTAGTGTCTTGTGAAGCATGAATTGTGATTCTTACGTTCTTATGAAAATCACTTCTTATAGAAAGTAATGTTTCATCATCTTCATCTTTTTCTGCTGTTAAGTAAGAATCTAAAGTGCTTGTTCCATCTGGAAGTGTAACAGAGCTAAATGCATTATTTAATTCTGTGATTAAAGCATCTAAGTCAGCTAATTCACTTCCACCAGCAAAGCTGATTCTAAACATACCATTATTAGGTACTGGGAAATCAGCTAATTCAATCCAAAATTCTGGAGTTGGTTTAGAAGTGAAGTCAAGATCTGGAGCTACTGTACTTACTACAGCTTCGTAATCCTTTTCTTTTGCTACTCTCGTGAAATATGCGTTGCTAACATCTAAGAATTTGTCAGCAAACATTCCCATATAATAATTGTCTTCTATTGGTTCTCCAAATGTTTGTATATAATTTTCTTTTGATATTATTAAGGTCGGTTCTCCTATAGGTCCTTTTTCTGCGAATCCTGCGGTAGCTGCCATCGTTCCGCCAGCAGCTGCTGCATAAGATGTATTATCTTTTATTTGGACCGATACACCCGGACTTAAAATGTTATGAGCCATTTATTAGCCTCCTCTTTATTTTTCTATCCTTGTTATCTGAATAAATTTTAATTTTTTAGCATTCTTCAACTGTCCGTTCAAAGAGTGCACTTTTACTTGGTCCCTGTTATATTTATCTCCTTTAGGATATAAATACTGAGTATGACCATCTATTGCTAAGACTATGTTTTTTATAGTCTTATTCTTAATTAAATACATTATATCATTCTACCTCCGCCAGGAAATTCATTGATATCAGCATATACTTCTTCGATGATATTGTCATCAATTTGTGCTGCTACCGTTGGTACATAAGCTTCAGTCACTGTCCAAGAAAAATCTTTCCTTACTACTCTTTCACCAATATCTCCCGGTTCGTATTCGGTAGCATCTGTAACACCATCTAAGATCATATGTGCCCAGACTCCCTTAGTTCCATCTCCTTCAGTGCCTGGCTGACCTATCCATAAATGATGTTGTGGCCTAAATTCCGTCATGAACCTATAAACTAATATGTCCATGTCTTGCATAAGACCAGTATATAATGTAGCTGTATAGTTTATTTCGTAGACAAGAAATGGTTTACCTCGTCTTTCACCAACTACATTATTATTATTATCTTTCACTTTTGACTTCAAAACATGTTCGTAAGGGATAATTTTTCCAGTCTGTGGAGTAGCATTTGTATAATGAAAAGTTAATATCGGTAACCAGTTATTACCTTGATTAGGTGGAGCATAATAAGGTTCTCCACCTGCATCACCAAGTTGTTCACTAGATGAACCTAAAGCAAAAGCTCTTCTTGGTGTACTATAAACTACCGGTATCTTTTTATCTAATTTATTTATACGTGGTAGCTCCATTAATCTCTTAAGCCAACATTTCATAAAAAAATGATATTCTGCGAAAATAGGATATTCATTAAGCATAACTATTCGAGCTCTCCTATAGCATTTTTAAATATCTCAGAAGCTCTGTGAGGGTCTATATTAGCCATTTCTTTTACTATACGACCAACTGGGTCATCTTTATACTCTTTTACTTGGTTTTCACTCATTCGCGTTTTCACGTCAATATATTCTTTCCCCCGACTGGGATTATAATCTATTTTGACTCGATTTTCTCCACTCTTTTTAACTGCTGATTCTATTACAGCTGATGTAAACAGTCCAGCTTCTTTCTTAAAACTAGTGGGTGTTTGGTTATCACCTCTACCAGCAGTGCTTTTCACAAACAAAAATTCTTTCATTCTATCATCTTGACTATTGAAGAACTTTTTTATTTTCTTTTTAGTCTTCTTTATATCAGAGCCTTCTCCTATAGTTATTGTCATAATTATATACCTTCTAAATCTAATTGTGTCTCATCTACTTTTCTAGCTATCACGTTAATATGTATAAATTCCCACAGTGCCGTCTCTTCACTGACATAAGCATCTTCTACAATGTAAAATTTTTGATGAAATGTTTTTAAAACATCACCTATGACAAAACCTCTTCCAAAAAGCTCGACGACTTCTTCTTTATTAAATTTAATGTTTATTTCTTCTGGTTCAGTAATACCGAAAGCCATTAAGTCTTGAGTCCATGTGGGTTCTAAATAACTTCCTTTTAATGGCCCAACTGGCCCATCATAAACCATATTTTCTGGAAGTGCTTCTCCATATAATTCGTTTAGATCTAATCCATCATCAGGAATAGAATCGTTTGTTTTCTTTGTCTCTTCTAAATTGAAGAGCCATATAGTAAAAGGTGCACCCTCAATATGAATTTTTTCTTTATCTATTTTATTGAAGAGATCCATTTCAACTTTGTCATATTCATCATATAATTCGAAAGGACTAGACATATTTTCCTCTTTATTTTATCTTGAGTATATTAATGACTTCTACGCCACTTAAGCTTACTTATAGCTGTATCAATTCCAGGATATTTTTTGTACTTTTGTCTCTTCAATTTGTCTAATACGCTGGCGATTTTGATTCTAGGAAATTGATTAATAATATAAGTCATTTTTAGACTATCGTCCTCTTTAATAGCATCTACTAATTTGTCAAATTTCTTCTTGGGTTCTTCTGAAGGTATTTCTATTTCGTTACCCATTTTAGTATCTAATACTTCTTCTAATTTCATGTTATCTTCCTACTCTCTGCAGTTTTACAGTCATAGTTTCTAAGTCTATAATAATTCTAAAGATTTCTGTCATGAAACCACTAATGTTTGGATCGTTACCAGTCGCGACTAGTTTTTGAAACTTTATAATGAAATTATTTTCTTCAACGTTAAGTATTAACATTTTAGTTTCATTATATACATATTCTGGCAGTATATCTTTTACGATCTTATTCAAGTCACCCTTTTCTAATTTTACAGCAGCGTTGTCCAAGCTTTTGTCAGAGAATACAGCTTTTATGGTTAAATTATCTATCAATCCTCTTTTGAATATTTCTAAATAACTTTTTTTCATTTATAACCTCTCCAGGGCCCGCAAATTTCCCGCCCGGAGCCCGCAAATTTCCCGCCCGGAGCCCGCAAATTTCCCGCCTATAATTAAACATAAATAACTAAACATAAACAATATTATTAATCTCCAAATGTTCCTTTTATACAATCTTTGTCTAGTGTACTTCTATATTCGATTGGTTTTAAGTCTTTATATAGCCAATTAGCTTCTACTCGCAATTCTTCAGTCTTACCTTTTGAGTTAATTATAGCCACTTTGTGATATGCTGGGCTAGTCTCTATTATCTCTAAAGGCATTATATGAGTTGACCCCTTAAATTCGTATGAGAATTTATGAGTAAACCATTGCCCTAGTTTCTTAGACTTTACTTTTCTCATTTCCAGTTCCTGTGTTTATCGAAAATCGGAATAAACACTAATGCCCAATTGTCTTCTATTTTAACACTATCTAATATAGTATCAGTATCTCTCAATTTTGAAATTCCAGTACTTGGCTTAAGATGTTGCCCACGAACATGCTTTTTATTAACTAGATCAACTAAGACATCTATTTTATAATCTTCTAAATATTTTAACTTAGCATGTATATTTTCACCTTCAATTCTAGAGGTTCTGTCTATTAACTCTAATGGCTTGAATATCATATATCTCCATGGTGGGGCATAAATATAAAATTCTCCTATTTCTAGCTGATTCTTTTCATATATAGATGCCACTATTTCCTCCAAAATATCAAATCAAATGTTTCTTTGGGCTTTTCTATCGCTAAAGTACTTCTTTTGATATAATCTTTATTATAAATTTCCATTTCAAATGGCACTTCACTAACCCATTTATTAGCTATGATATCTACTTTATAGTTACCTAATTCAGACTGACTTTTGACTATAAATAAGTCAGCTGTTCTACTTTTAGATAAACTTTCAGCCATTTGTATGTATAATCTGTTTTTCTCTAGCATTATTAACTAAATATCCACTTTATTACAGTCTCATGTTTGTAATCATCTTTAGTTTGGAATAAGCTCTTCCCTACAAAAGAACTCCAGTTCTTCGATTCTCCAACATCTGGGCCACTTATTTCATTCACGACAACTACTAAAAAATTACTTTTGCCTAAACTTTTCAAAGGTATAAAATAACTGTTGTGCCAATGTTGAGGGTTTCTACGATATTGGTCTTTATATGGTTTATAAATTTTACCTACTTCAAAGTTTTTTCTACGTACGACTTTCATATTCTTTAAATGTACCCCTTATA